CACCGACGAGATTCGTGCGGCTGTGAAGGCTTACCGTCTGTTCAAGGGCAAGGTAAACATTGACGATGTTTATGATAACTACAAGGCTATCTCTGGCGAAGGTACGGAGGGAGAATGATTATAGAGTATCATCGTCTAGATAAGTATGTAAGGGCACCTACTCGCTCAAACCCATCAGATGCTGGTCTTGATGTCTATGCTCATCTGGAGGATCCTGTAACGATTGCTCCCGGTGAATCTGCCCTAATCAAGACTGGACTGCGCTTTGGTATCCCACATGGGTACATGCTACAAGTAATGAATCGCTCAAGTGTGGCAGCAAAGCGTAGCCTTGTTGTGGGGGCTCATGTTATTGATGCGGGTTATGACGGGGAGGTATTCATCAATCTTCACAACATTGGTAACGATCCACAAATCATAAAGTTCGGTCAGAAGATTGCCCAACTAGTTATGATTCCAGTGGTTCATTTCCGCGCATTCGAGGAGCATGGCGGGCTTATCTATGATGATAGAGAGCCAATCTGCATTTCAGATAGAGGTGATGGAGCATTGGGTAGCACAGGAGGATAAATTATGGCTACTTCATTTTTGACAGAAAAGGCACCACCTGAAAAAAAAGCACTCTATGGTGCCCTCGGGGTGTACCCAGATAAAAACACTGCTCTTGCAGAGTTGATTGATAACTCGGGAGAGTATGGAAACACCACAAAAGTTAAAATTGAAGCAAAAGATAACTCTATCACAATCAGCGATGATGGTGCTGGCTTGAGCCCTAGGACTATGGTTTCTATGTTTCGTATCAAGCGCAATGAACACGCACAAGGCGAAACTGGCAAATTTGGCTATGGATTCAAGTCGGCTACTGCTTTTTTGGGAAGCGATACATACGTGCTAGGAAAGCAGGGTGATGATTTTACATGGGGTAAGGCAGAACCAAATGAAGATTGGCAATATGAAATAACTTTTATTCCAAAAGACGATGTAGATCACCCCAGATACCAGACCATGTGGGATGAAAACAAAGCTACAAACAGCGATAGTGGTACAATAATCTTCATCAAATCCCTTAAGGAAGAGTTTAGCAACGTTGATATTGCTTCTTTGCAGATGTTTGTATCGAGAACATACGCCATCAACTTTAAGCAAAAGAACATAGTTGTAGAGCTAAACGGATCGCCAGTTCCCTATGCAGAACTCTTTGGAACCCCACATTCTCCTGAGTTTGACAAAAAGAGAATAACCTTTGGCGATACATCTTTTTCAGTCTCTATCCTAGCTAGAGATAATGAGGAACAAATTGCTGGTCTAACCATCGTGAGAAATAATAGGCTTATTGTTAGTGGTTTTGCCATGGGCATACCCGGAATATCTGATCCCGGTATGGCAAACCATCAAATTGTTCTTTGGTGTGACGATGGGCTAGATGATTTCTTAAAGATGACCCCCATGAAGACGATTAGCCCAAACCAATCTATAAACAGAACTTTTCGTCGCGCCTTCTTTTTTCAATCCGGCCTGACAAATGAAATAAAGAAGATCATTGAGTCAGCCCCAACAGCGAACGAGATTCACATTCCTCTGAGCCAACACACAAGAATGCTTACTGGCTTGGATTCTTTGCGAGAAAAGTTGCCAAACAAGTTTGCAAGCTATATTGAGAACAGAGAAAAGACATTGGCTCTTAAACCCGCGCCGCCCGCTATCAACAAGATTGGAGAGAAGATTATCAGCGTTATTTCGGCGCCAAAAATTTCCACTCAAATGGACACAGTTACCGTCACAACGACCTCGACTGCCTTCACCCAAGGTCTTTTTAACATCGATATAAGGCCCCTTGGAACAGACAACTTCATGTGGGATGTAGAGGAACGACTTATAAACGACAAGCTACAAATCGTAGTCGTATTCAACTACGACATACCTTTTGTGCGTGGCATTATTTCCGGTCCTCGCAATGAGGTTGCTAGCGATTTCATCAATGAAGCCATCGCACAAGTTGTTTATTCGACAATCCAGATTGACAATACTATCGAGATAGGTTATAAGAATACATATCGCAACATTTCACGCATTAAATCACAACTATTTGGAGGATAAGTGGATAAGAATACACAAAAGGTCATGTTTAGCTCAGCGAGCAACGAGTGGGCAACTCCCCAGTCTTTCTTCGATAAGCTAGATGGTATATTTGGGCCTTTTACTCTTGATGCAGCAGCGTCATCAGATAACTACAAGGTCGCCAACTACTACACCCAAGCCGACGATTCACTATCACAGGATTGGGGAGGTAACCGCGTTTTCCTCAACCCGCCATATGGTCGAGCCCTAAAGGACTGGATTCGCAAGGGTTACGAAGAGGGGCAGAAGGACGACACCGTTGTCGTCATGCTTATTCCTGCTCGCACCGATACCAAGTATTGGCACGACTATGTGATGAAGGCAGACGAGATTCGTTTTGTCCGAGGTCGTATCAAGTTTGGTGACGGCACCAACTCCGCACCATTCCCATCAGCCGTGGTGGTGTTCCGCCAGTCATCTTTTAACGGACCACGCATCACCGGAATGGAGCGACCATGAATAGAGCACAGCGGCGGCGACTCAAGAAGAAGAATAAAGGCAACGAAAAACTCGTCCAAAAAATTTCCACCTTCAGCCACAGACCAGACGCATGTTCAGCGTGTAACACCGCATTCGACGCAAAATCCAAAGAGCACGCCATGACATGGCGAGTAGTAGTAAGAGAGAATCCAACACGGGTAAGCCTATTTTGCCCCGATTGTATCAACAAAGCAAAGGAAATAATTGATGCCAACACCAACTCAGAAGAATAAAACCCTCGCCGGCCTTGAGGGTCTAGCCGCGCGAGAAGCCATAAACCATCCACCACACTACAATACCGGAAACATCGAAGTAATCGATGCAATTGAGGATTGGGGACTTGACTTCAACGCAGGCAATGTGGTAAAGTATGTTGCGAGACACCAACACAAGTCAGAACCCCTTGAAGATCTCAAGAAGGCACGTTGGTATCTTGACCGACTAATCGAGAGGATAGAAAATGGCAGTTAACAGAATCAACAAGAGCAATCTAGAATCCATCATAGGGGGCAAGGTTTCCGAGCCCCATGATGTTATAATCAAGTTCTATGGACAAAATTGCCACCTTTGTCACGCTCTGCGTGAACATTTTGTGGAGATTTCCAACCAATATGACGATGTATATTTCTATGCATTCAATATGTCAGATGGGGAAGGTCTTGAAAAGAGGCTTGGATTTGACGGCGTACCATCGATCTGTTATATTAGAACCGGAGGCGCCAAACCAACTATCAGGTTTATGCAAGAACCCGACAACCCAGATGGCAAGACTTGGTATCGCCCCGATGATATTCGATCATTTATTGAAAACAACAAGAGGTAATAATGCAAAAAGCTTTAACTTATGATGATGTCCTGCTCCTGCCACAATACTCTGACATTCGCTCTCGGTCAGAAGTAGATATCTCAACCGACCTTGGTAATGGACTCAAGCTTGGTCTGCCGATCATATCGTCTCCAATGGATACGATTTCGGAAGACCTTATGGCTGGTTCAATGGCCGCCGCAGGCGGGTGTTCTATCATTCATAGATACAATACCCCAAGAGAGCAAGCCCAGTTGGTTGTACACGCTACAACCCATGAAATAGAAAATATTGGTTTCGCTGTTGGTATTGGTGGGGATTATTTGGAGAGAGCAGATATGTGCCTTTCCGCAGGCGGAAACTTTATTTGCGTTGATGTGGCGCATGGGCACCACATCATGATGAGATAAGCCCTGCGCGGGCTGCGTGATGCTTTTGGCGACGACCTGCATATTATGGCAGGCAATGTAGCTACCCTACAGGGTATCAATGACCTTTCAGATTGGGGAGCAAACTCTGTTCGCTGCAACATTGGGGGTGGCTCTATCTGTTCTACGAGGGTGCAGACAGGGCATGGTCATCCCGGCTTGCAAACAATCTTTGATTGTGCCAGAACTGACCGCAACGTAACGATCATTGCAGACGGCGGTATACGCAACTCTGGCGACATTGTAAAGGCTCTTGCCGCAGGAGCGGACGCTGTTATGTTGGGTTCTCTATTGGCGGGCACCAAGGAGACGCCGGGGCCGGTACATACCAGAGCAGATGGAACAAAGTACAAGACTTATCGAGGGATGGCTTCCAAGGAAGCACAACACGATTGGAGAGGTAAGTATTCTTCGCTTGAAGGAATCTCCTCTACTGTACCTTATCGTGGTAAGGTTTGTAATGTTCTCGGAGATTTGGAGCGTGGTATCCGCTCTGGACTGTCCTATTCTGGTGTTCGTTCGATCTCGGAACTACAAGCCAAGGTCCAGTTTGTTCAGCAAACTTCTGCTGGACTTGGAGAGAGTAGGACCCATATCCAAACGAGGAAGTGGTAATGCCAGATGATCCAAAATACGGACAAGACGTAAAATCTATCCGCTTTTGGGTTTCGGATGATGATCATGCGAGATTGCTGGTGAGGTTGCGACATAACAAACTCGCAGCTTCCCAGTTTTTTCGTGCTGTTATTGATGGCATCTTGGTAGAGGAACCAAACTTGATGGCTTTTTTGGACTCTTATGTCTTAGAGCATAAACTCCTAAGTCGTAAACGCTTTTCCAAGTCTCATAAACTGAGAAAAAAGGGAACAGACGCACTAGAAGATTGGGGTCTACTTGATGATGCTGAAAAAGAAAATATTTTTGACCTAATCGCACAGGAGTTTCCAGACCTATGAACAAAGACGAACTTTTAATATGCGCTCAACAGTACTTAAAAGATAAGGAATGTTGTGATGCTACACAATGCCGTTATCATATAGACTACGAAGAAGAATACAACTGCTGCCTTATTACAGTCCATGTTAATGGGCCCCTTTCTTTAAGAGAGGTAGCTAAGCGCGAAGGACTTTCTTTCGCAAGAATCAAGCAGTTACAAGATAGCGCACTATTTAAACTAAAGAAACGTTTGCCAGATGGAGAAGAAATGTTGGCTTCTTCTGGTGATGTAGACTATTTAACTTTGAGTTTTTAAGGAGATATAAAACCATGGCTCGTAAGACACTACTATCAGAATCAGAAATTCGCCAATTCATGAAGTTGGCCAACATCAAGCCTCTACAGGAAATGGGCGGCTATGATGTCCCCGGAATGCGCGACGAAGAGGAAGATGAGCCCGGAATGCGCGATGATATGATGGAAGAGGAAGAGGGCGATGAAGCCCCCATGCCCCCAGATGGTGAGGAAATGGACATGGAAATGGACGCCGAACCCGGTGGTGATATTGAAATGGATATGGATATGGGCGAAGAGCCAGCCGCAGACATGGA